ACTACTGATGCAATTCCAAGTTACTGCAATCGAGTTCGATTTTGACTCTGATGATGACTTTCCCGAGCATCAATTCTCTAACATTACCGATGAAACGATTGGTATGATCTGGGAAGCAGATGATGAGGAAGATCTAATCGAAGAGATCACCGCTGCAACTGGTTGGTGTATCAAGTCCATCGATTACCGTCACATTCTTAACTGAAACTCATGAACAACAACGCTAAATCCTGGACCAACGATCTTAGCACTCTGGTTGATCGTTATGCTGAACAACTGATGGACAGCATGGACATGAAAACCATGGAACAGTTCGTGTATGATACGTTGGTGGAAAACCTTACCAACTATACTCATGATGAATTAATCTCTGAGATTAGTGATCACTACCCTGAATTGCTGGAGGAGTGACAGTTGAGAAGGTGGCACAAGGGGGGTTGTGGTGCCCCTTGATTCGTGCCATACTAAGGGCATCAAACGAAACGAAACCAAATGCGCCTTGACGTGATCTGCCCTTCCGCTCCCTGGGAGAACACCACCACCGATGAGGACCGTGCCTGGGATCTCTGCTACTCCCTCTCTGAGGAGTACGGTTACGCTGAGGTTCGCCAGAATGGCATGGTCATCGGAGACTATGGCAACCCTGCCACCTTCCTGAACTGGCGGTGACAGTCTAGGAAGTGTCACAGGGGGACTTGCAAAGGTTCCCCATCTCCCCTATTCTACCTTCAGATCAAACAACCACACAGACTCATGCGTAAGATCGAACGTGAAATGAACGCTGCCATTTGTGAGAACCGCAACTGGCAAAAGGACAACACTTCGGTTACTTTTGACCCTGAAACTAACGAGTCGAAAGTGTATCTGTACGGCAACCACATCGCTACCATTGGTGATGACTTCGTGCAGATCTTTGATGGTGGTTATCAGTCTGTCACCACTAAGTCCCGCCTGAATGCTATTCTTTCGGAGCACGGAATCAAGGGCGAATGTGTAATTCAAAAGAACTTCAATTGGTTCGTTCATAAGTTCATCGGACAGGCAGGAACTTCTCCTGTTTACAATGAGTACGAATTCCAAGATGGGTTCATGTTCGCATAAAGAATAGGGGGGCATTCGTGCCCCTTTTTTTATACTTTACTGCTATTACCGGAGAGCAGGGGGCGTGGCGACCGTTTTCGTCATCAGGGCTACCCCGCCCCTCCTTCGCTTGTGACCTTAGTATAGAGCCCAGCGGACCCCCCACAACCGACCTTGTGCCAGTTCATAAGGTGGCACAGACCCCCTTGCAATTGCCCCCATCTGCTGCCATACTAAGAGCATGAAACAAACCAAGATGACTCACGACGAACTGATCTCCATGGTGATGGCAGACTACACTGCAAAGGTCATCGCTGAGGAGCAGCACCGCCAAGCGGTTCGTGAGGGTCGTCTCCCTGCTCCTCAACCTGCTACCGTGTGGAACATCAGCGACCGCCACTGACCTGCTACAATACGGAAGACCGCAAGGAACCTGATGACTGACCGCCTGACCCTGACCATCCGCTGGGTTCGTGAGCACTGCTCCTTCCTTAAGGTACAGGCATCGGAGCATACCATCGCCCGTATTCAGATGAGCGTCAACCAACTGACAGATGCAGAGGTGGCACAGTTCCTCTCCGAACCTGCCTGAAGACCCCTTACAATACTCTCATCAGCAAACAACCCATGCGCTTCGAAGTCCGCTACCAAACCCCTTACAACCATTGCGAGTGGCGCTCTCAGTGGTTCACCACCAAGGAGGAGGCAGACCGTATGGTAGACTTCTACCGCTCCTGTGGTTCCCCTTCTCACATCGCCCCCTCCTCCCTGGCACAACTGGAACGATGATCAAAGCACTGACCCGCTCCCGCTCCGCTGACTTTCACCGTGCTACCATGCTCAAACTCCTGATCGCTGGCACTCTGCTCTGGCTACTATGGGAACCGATCCGACCCGTCCGCACTGTGACAGCTGACGTACTGCACACTGCAGGAGATCTGATCGCCCGCTGACCCCTTACAATACTCTCAGATCAAACGAACCTGATGCAAACCGCCACCCTCACCGCTGCTCAACAGAAGTACCTGGATGCCTTCCGTGCCCTGTATGAGGCAGCAGAGGAGATGCAGGCAGGCGACCCCATGTCCTATGCCCGCTCCCGTGAGATCCACCTAGCGTGCCTGCTGGGGCATACGGTTGCCGATACCTACAGCGGTGCTGATGCCTTCCTGCCTGATGGCACTCCCGTAGAGTACAAATCCACTATCGGCAAAGCGATCAGCGCCACTTACAACGGCATCAGCGTTCAACCGACCTGGGAGGATCAGGAGGAGTACCTGATCGAACATAAGATCGGTTGCTACCCTCAGCACTTCTACGCTCGCTATGATGGTGCAGAGGTTGCTGAGGTGTGGGTTCTGGACTCCGACACCGTGCTCTCCCTGCTGCTACCGAAGGCACAAAAACAGTATGCCACCAAGCGCAACGGCAAAGCAAAGGATCCCCGTATCGGTGTCACCCTCTCCGCTGGTGAGATCCGCAAGCACGGTCGCCGCCTGGTGTGACACCTGAGGGGGTGACCACTCTCACCCCCAACCTGCCTGCCTGACCCCTTACAATACATTCAGTTCAAACGACACCGATGAGCACCGCTACCTACAATGGATGGGCAAACTGGGAGACCTGGAACGTCGCCCTGTGGTTGAGCAACGATGAGAACCTTTACAAGGTTGCCCGTCAGTATGATTCCTATGATCGCCTGATCCCCCGCCTGGAATCCCAGTTCGGGCAGATGACCCCTGACGGTGCCCGCTGGATGGATGGCACGATCGACACCGATGCCCTGGATGAGATGCTGGCGGAGCTGTGACAGTTGGGGAACTGGTCAGAACCCCTTGACCAGGACCCCCTTCCCATTCTACTGTTACTACAGTTCAAACAAACCACTGATGACCGCTTCCACCGACAACCTCATCGCTATCGCTACCGAACTCAACGCCGCTGGTAAGGAAGTGACCATCAAACGCCTGCCCACCCGCAAGCCCCGTAAGGGTGAGACCTGGATGCGCCAGTCTCAACACGGTGCAGGTCGTGCTATGGGTCAGGCTAACAAGGGTTCCGAAGGTGCCACTGGTGCCACCACCACGGGAGGGGGTAAGGGTATGAACCTCAACCGTGTCTATGGTATCGGTTCCTCCATGGTTCGGGACCTGGAGGGAGTTCGCCGCCGTGCCGCTGCTACCTATGCCGCCGACCGCCGCGCCTTTGTCCTGGAGGGTTGATACCCTCCCCCCCTTTCAAACCACAAACCAACATCCTACCATGACCGCTGACCTTGCTACCGCTCTCCTGAACCGTGCCGCCAACGGTGCTCAACTCCTGGAGATCCTGGACACCATCGCTGACGACGTGGCAGACGCCAACATTGATGATGCCGCTGCCCATTATGCTGCCATCAGCGCACCGACTGCCGAACCGATCCAATTCTGATAGTGGCACAACGGAGGGGGACGACCCTTCCCTTTTGCCTCTATACTGATTCCATCAGCAAACGACAGATGACCGAAGACCGCCTGCTCCACCTCTACGAAGAACTGCTGGTCCTGGCAGAGCGTCAGGCAGTTGACCTCTATGGTTGCGACCTGGACCGCCTGGACCCTGAGATCCTGGAGTTCTACGGGTCCAAACTGACGGAGGACAACCTGGAGGAACTGGCATCCGACCTTGCCCATGAGGCATGGTTCGCCAACTGATCTGCTACAATACTCTCAACAGCAAACGACCAATGACCAACACTTCCAACCCCTACGTTCAGCAGATCCTCTCCCAGGGCAAGGATCCCAGCAACGCTCCCGCCCCTAAGGCGACCTACCCCCGCACCATCGGTGCCCGCACCTTTGAGACGGAGGCAGAGTACCGTGAGGCACTGGCGGACTTCCTGAACGGGTACTGACCCGCTCCGCCGATCTGCTACAATACTCTCAGTTCAACCGACCAACCTGATGACCTTCACCGCCAACGTCCTGAACCAGTCCGACGCCAACGGGCAGATCTCCTGGATCTTCGCCCACGCCCTTGCCGACCTGCACTGCCTGACCGCCGAATTCGAACAGGAGTACGCCGCGTTCGCCGCTGTCGGTGATCGGGTCGATGCTGGGGAGTTCCTGGTGTGGTTGGGGTACTGACCCCTGCCCCATTCGTGCTACAATACTCTCAGTTCAACCGACATCCGATGCGCTTCCCCCTTGCCATGTGCTCTGACCTCCAGACCCGTCAGATCAAATGGATCTCCCGCCACGATCAACTGAAGAACGGATCCCGCCCCTCCTCCTACATCCATTGGGGTCTGCCCGCTACCGCCATCGCCGCCCAGTACTCTGAGGCACACGCAGGGCAGGGGTGACCCCCCCCCTGGGTTCGTGAGGGCAGCAGTGCCCCCGCCGCCGTCCCCGTGCGGTCGGGGCGCGTTAAGGGGGTTTATAAGGCGTAAGGCGTCCGCCCCCCCCCGTATATAAAATCCATGGGTCCCCGTAAGCTATAAAGTCTTGCTTTTGCCAGCTCTCTATAGAACTCTAAGTTTTTCTATATAAAACAAAAATGGAAACAGAATTACACGAAATGCAAAAAAATCCCGGAGAAAATATTACGACTGTAGAGGTCGATCCAATTACTGGAGAGTATTATGTAACGATTCCTGAGTGGATACTGAATGACTTTGGGTGGTATGAGGGCACCGAAGTCAATATGGAAGTTGAAGGAAACTGTATTGTAATTACAGAAGTTAAAAAGGATTGAGAAAGACTGAGAAAACTGAATATGTCTCTTGACAGGGGCATACATAATATTGTATGATACTGAAGTAAAAACATTATTTTTATGTCTAAAGGATTTACAGTAAAAGCAAAAACTCCAGTTGTAGCAAAGGAACCTGAGTGGGACTACAATCTGGCAAGGGAAATGGTCAAGGGTAAGTCAATTGTTTTTTGCCTACCTGGAAGAGGTGTTTCTTACACGTATCTGAAAAACTTTGTACAACTCTGTTTTGATCTTGTACAAGCAGGTGCAAGTATTCAGATTTCTCAGGATTACTCATCAATGGTGAATTTTGCCCGTTGTAAGTGCCTAGGGGCAAATGTTCTACGTGGTCCTGATCAGATTCCTTGGGATGGAAAACTGAATTATGATTGGCAACTGTGGATTGACAGTGATATTGTCTTCAATAGTGAGAAGTTCTGGCAGTTAGTTCTGATGGATAAGGATATTGCTGCTGGTTGGTATTGCACTGAGGATGGACAAACAACGTCAGTTGCTCACTGGTTAGAAGAGGATGATTTCCGTAATAATGGTGGAGTGATGAATCACGAAACTCTTGAGAGTATCTCAAAGCGTCGGAAGCCCTTTACTGTTGATTACACTGGTTTTGGTTGGTTGTTGATTAAGAACGGTGTCTTTGAACACTCTGAAATGAAGTATCCTTGGTTTGCACCAAAGATGCAAGTCTTTGAGTCTGGTGAAGTACAGGATATGTGTGGAGAAGATGTAAGTTTCTGTTTGGATGCAAAGGAAGCAGGTTTTGAAATTTGGTGTGATCCTCGGGTACGAGTTGGTCACGAAAAGACAAGAGTGATTTGAGATGGCTAACGTATCTTACAACATTTATTATAAAGGGCGTAAGATCTTCTCTGATTTGACAGAGGAACAATATTTCGATACAATGGAGGACCTGTCGGTAAAATTCTATCAGACAGGATCTCCAAGTCCTGAAGAACTTGACACTGAAATTATTAAGGAGTAATTATGGCAAAAGCAAAAGTCGGACTGAATAAGAGCTCTTATATTCCTGGACCTCCTAAAAAGTCTCGTCAGGGAGACGGTATGGGAACTAAGTACGCTTCGTCTTCTCGTAATAAGGCACGTAAGAAGTATAGGGGTCAAGGTAAAGGATAATGTACTTAGAAGGTAATGACGAATGGAATAGAATACATTCTCAAGACCTTTGGGTATATAATAAATTAATTTTAAGTCGGGTTTTAGATTATACTTGTGGTCCTGTTGGCACATGTGTTCCTAAACCCGACTTTTATATTATTCGTCCTTGTATGAATTTACTTGGAATGGGACGTTTTGCTCGAAAAGAATTCATTCATAAGTACACTGAAAGGTTTCATCCTTCAGAATTTTGGTGTGAAGTCTTTGAAGGAGATCATATTAGTATTGATTATCAAAACCAAGAGCAAAAGTTATCTGTTTTGGGTATTCGTGACAGTGATAATCCCCTGTATAAGTGGGATATATGGAAAAAAGTTGATGTGAGAATAGAATTTCCTGAGATTTTAAAGAATCTAAAGGGTGATTATGAGTGGATTAATTGTGAGTTCATAGGAAATCACTTAATAGAGGTTCATTTTCGTAGAAATCCTGACTTTAGGTATGGAAATAGTGTTGCAATACCTGTTTGGAATGATCAGGAAGTGGAAAATGATACTGATTATGAATTTGTAAGTGATTCTGATTTTCTAAGAAAGGGTTTTTTGATAAAATAAATAAATTTTTTAATACAAATTGAGTTGGAACAGTTTTCAATGGGCAAACACCTGCTCTTAGAGGTGTATGATGTTCAGTTTGACTTGATTAATGACGTAGAATCTCTACAAAACGTCATGATCAGGGGAATAGAACGTGCGAAAATGACGATTTTGAACACATTTTCACATTGTTTTCTTCCACAAGGTTGTACAGTCGTCATTGCACTGTCCGAAAGTCACGTTTCTTGTCATACTTGGCCAGAAAATGGGTGTTTAGCGATTGATGTATATACTTGTGGTGAAGGAAATCCCAAATTAATTGCTTTTGAGATGCTAGAATACCTTAAATCAAGCAATTATTCTCTTCGAGAACTGAATCGTTAAATAAAAGTAAGGAGATAGCAACCTCCTTCATAAAAGTTCTGTTTTATATACTAAAACAGGAAGCAAAATGTCTAATTTACCAGTCGATAGAGACTCAAATTACATGTATTCAATGTGGGGAACCACAAAATTGATCACTGATTATGGTACTGAGACCCCAAAAAGAGTGATTCAAGAGGTTATGCACGACTTGGCACCAAAACATGACTTTAAAAAGCAAGAGGACTTGCATGAAAAGATTCGTAACGATGAAGATTACGATGATTGGGACTATGGAACTGAACCAAATTATGGAATTCCTTGGTAGTTGCTATAAATAATGGAAGAAAATCTCTGTTCAAATGGCAGTCACTAGAGTATCAAGGGCATTTAAAGATATTAGTTTATCTTTTGAACCCCATCCTGTGACTAAGGACTTGCCAATTCTCAAAAATGAGAACGCAATTCGTCGTTCAGTGAGAAATTTAGTTGAAACTATCCCAACAGAGAGGTTCTTTAACTCTTCGTTGGGATCTGAAGTACGATCCAGTCTCTTTGATTTCGTTGATTATGGTACTGCTTCGATCATTGAAGACCAAATTTTAGTCACAATCACCAATTTTGAACCAAGAGTTGAGAACGTGAGAGTTGAAGTTGAACCATTACCAGATGATAATACTTTTAATGTGACAGTTATATTTGATATTATTGGACAAGAGATTCCAACACAAGCATTTACATTCATATTAGAGGCAACCAGATAAAATGCCTTTTACTAAATTTACGAATCTAGACTTTGATCAGATTAAAACATCCATTAAAGATTATCTCCGTGCAAATTCAAATTTCACGGACTTTGATTTTGAAGGGTCAAACTTTTCTGTTTTAATTGATACGTTAGCGTATAACACATATATTACTGCGTTCAACTCAAATATGATCGTGAATGAGTCTTTCCTAGACTCTGCAACGTTGAGAGAGAATGTAGTTTCGTTAGCAAGAAATATTGGTTACACACCCACGTCTAGAAAGGCAGCAGCGGCACAGGTAACAATAAGCGTACCAACTACTTCATCAAGTAATTCATTGACCTTACAAGCGGGTCTGGTGTGTGTTGGTACAGCAAATGAAAGCACATATACCTTCTCAGTACCAGAAAACATTGTAACCACCATTAACAGTGGTGTTGCTACATTTGGATCTGCAGAAAATC